ACACTTATATGTACATGATACCCGCAAAAGACGCGGGAATTGCAGACCATAACTACGGAAACGATGTTATAATTGAGAGCGAACTTGTCGGAACGCTGCAACCAACGGTCACATTTTTACCAATTTGCGAGGCAAAGTACACTCCAGTAACTTGCGAATTTATAAACCGATACGGAGGGTGGCAATTCCTTGTATTTTTCAAAGCTCAAACAAATAGTTTGCAAGTTGAAAACTCAACGTTTCAACTATTGCCCGACAATTGGGACTATAATCCGTTGCGAAATCAGTTTCAGTCGTTCAATTTTAAAGGCAAACAATCGGTTACACTTAACACTGGTTGGATTGATGAGAACTTCGCCAACGTGATCACGGATTTAATGTTGAGCGAGACGGTGCTACTTGACAACAAACCTGTAAATGTGAAGACGAAATCGACCGCACTTAAAACGCGATTGAAGGATAAAAATATCAACTACACGATTGAGTTCGATTACTCTTTTAACCTTATAAACGACGTCGTATAATATGCAAAATGTTCAATTATATATTTACGTAGACGATGCCGAGGGCGTTCCAGTAGCGCACCGAATTGAGTTATTTAACGACGAGAAAATCAGCGTTACCTCAAGCGTTCAAAATTTTAATGATATCGGTAAATTATTTACGGATTATTCGCAGTCGTTTACAATACCAGCGAGCAAACATAACAACGCTATTTTTCGCCATTGGTACGAGTCATCGGTTGGAGATACAAACGACATCAATCCGCAAAATGTAGATAACGCTTTTGACCATAGAATTAAGTACTACGGTTTTATTGAGATTAATACAATACCATTTCGTGACGGCAAATTTACAATGCAAAAAGCCAATAAGAAAAACGGCTTTATTGAGAGCTATACGATTAATTTCGTGGGTAATTTGGTGCAACTTAAAGACAAATTTAAGGAGGACAAACTCAATCAACTTCAGGGCCTTGATGAATTGAATTTTGAGTATAACATGACAAATGTTGTAATTGGAAGCTATACCGATATAAAGTTTCCTTTAATCGGAAGCGACCGACGCTATGAAGTTGGAACAGGAAGCTCTTACGATATCACAACAATACCAGGAGCAATTGATTACAGAGAGTTATTCCCTACTGTTCGTGTAAGCAAAATATTTGAGTACATACAAAGTAGATACGGCATCTCTTTTGAGGGCGAGTTTTTAAATTACGACCAATTCAAGCAGCTATTTTTATACTGCAAAAACACTGAGAAATTTAATTTTTATAGTGATCCACTATCGCCAAACTTTAGCGTAAAAGACGGAGGGTTTACTCAAATGGATTTAGCAACGGATACGCTTACATTTTCATTTCAACAAGAACCAAACGCTAACCGATACGAATCATGGCTAAAAGTTACCCCTACACTCTCGACCATTACTTATAGCGTTCAAATTTATGACAACGGAACTCTTTGGAATACGTTTGAAAATTTAACAGGATATCAAGATTTAAATTATTTTAGTAGATATCGAGTAGATGAGAATTTAGTAAGCGGACAATTTATAACTCACGTTTTCACATACAAATTAACGTCGGAGCTTCCAATGACATTTGACTCGGAGTTAAATTTAAAAAAGAATAGCGGAAGCGGACTAGCAGGAGGATATAATCGCAAAGCGTGGGCTTACGCTGACACAACCTCGGGAGATTTGCAAGTGAGCCGATATATGCCTGATATGACAGTCGATACGTTTGTGACTGCAATTGTCAAAGCAATGAATTTAGTAATTGTTCCAACGGGTGAAAATAGATTTTTATTCCAACCAATGGAGGCGTGGTATCAAGAGGGAGACCTTAGAGACATAACCGAATTTGTTGAGGCTGAAGACATCGAGATTTCAAGGCCCAATCTATTCAAACAAATTTCGTTTAAATTTGAGAAATCGGAGAACGTTTTAAACAACGCTTATCGAACGCTTTATAACTTAGATTATGGCGATTTGATTTTTGACAATCCAGACTCGGCATTTACTACAAATTACGAGGTTAAGCTACCATTCGAGGATATTATGTGGGAGCGACAAACAAATACTGATTTATTAACTGCAACTTGTTGGAATAAGGATTTAAAACCATACACTCCAAAACCTATATTAATGTATTACAATGGCCCTAAAAGTTTACCTACTTTTTACTATACTAATGGAGTTGCACCAATTACAGTTGGTCTTTATCATAGATTTTCAAATGAGATTTCAATAGGTGGAACCGATTTAAGTTATGTTCGTACTTTAAATTGGAATACTGAAATATCAGTTTGGTATTTAGCACAAGCGACAAACGGACTATTCCAACAGTATTATGCTAACTCAATTTTTAATATTTACAATCAGCGGACGCGAGTTTTAAAAGTGAAGGCCCATTTTAATACCAACTTACTGACATCGCTAAAATTAAACGATAAAATTGCGCTATCGAATAAACGCTATACAATTAACACGATGACAACCGACCTAACTAGTGGCGAGGTTAACTTGGAACTATTAAACGACTTCCGAGTAATTGACGGCTCCCCACTTTTGCGCTATGCAAATATGACCGCTTTATCGGTTGACAATACGGCCCAAGTTGTGCAATTTTTAATTTATAAAATTGACTACGACACATTTGACACGGTTGCCTCGGGAGGTTTTTTAAGTTATGCGCTGACTGCTGACAATATAACCGACCTTGTTTTGGACGTGACTATTCCTGCAAACGCCACGGCATTAGATCGCGAGGACTCAATCGCTTTGCAATACTACAAAAATGGAGCTTTAACCGAAATTAAAATAGACGTACTACAATATGCTTAAAAATATTTTAGATATGCTCCTAATCGCGGAGCAATACGAGAACAACGAGATTATCTCAATCGCCAAAGGGCGATATGAATACACACGCAACTATTTACAACTATTTAAAAAGGCACTGAAATGGCAATAGAGAAGGTTATTGATATAAAAGTACAAGGCAACGCAGACCAGGCGGTTGGCTCTTTACGCTCGCAACTTAGAGAGGCCCAAGCGGACGTTGCTAAACTCTCTGAAAAGTTTGGGGCAACCTCAGCTGAGGCCGTAAAAGCTGCACAAAAAGCCGCAGAACTTAAAGACCGAATCGGAGACGCAAAAGCCTTAACGGATGCATTCAACCCTGACGCTAAATTCAAAGCGTTAACAAGTTCACTCGCTGGAGTTGCGGGAGGTTTTGCTGCCGTTCAAGGAGGAATGGCTTTATTTGGTAATCAATCAAAAGACCTTGAGGCTACGCTTTTAAAAGTTCAATCCGCTATGGCGTTATCGCAAGGAATACAAGCGTTGGGCGAATCGATGGACTCCTTTAAACAATTAAAGGCAGTTGCAATAAACGCGATGCAAGGGATTAAGGCGGCAATTGGTGCAACAGGTATTGGTTTACTTGTTGTTGCTTTGGGTACTATTGTAGCGTATTGGGACGATATTAAAGAAGTTGTTGGGGGTGTAAGTGAAGAGCAAAAGAAACTTAATGCAGCTACTCAAAAAAATATTGAGGCACAAGATAAAAAACTTGCATCTTTAAGTCTACAAGATAATACCTTAAGATTACAAGGAAAATCAGAAAAAGAAATTTTAGATTTAAAAATAAAACAAACTAATGAGAATATAAAGGCCTATGAGATTAATATTGAAAATATTAAAACCACAAATAAGGCTCAACAGGAAGCGGCGGCAAGAAACTACGAATATTTAAAATCATATTTAGATTTTATATCAATTCCGCAGCGTTATTTATACGAATTAGCAGCAAAAAATATTAATTCAATAATTGATTTAATAAATAAAATACCAGGTGTTAAAATAACCAATAAAATTGATGAAGCATTTGGAGATAAAGCGACTGACTATTTAGCAAAATTAGGATTTGATCCTGCCAAAACAAGAAAGGAAGGAGATACAGTTGTTGAGGAAGCGAATAAAACACTTGCAAAATTAAAAAGTGATCGAGATGGTTATCAATTGGGTATTAATAATATTGATAAAAAAGCAGGTGATGACGCAACTGCTGCTTTACAAAAAACAGCTGAAGAGCAATATGCAATAAGAGAAAAAGAAGCCGAGCAATTAGCGGAATTTCAAAAGAAAAAGGCAGAAAAAATTCAAGAGGATTTTGATGCTTTATACAAAGCAAATCAAGACGCAAATCAATTGATTGCCGAGTCTACCATGAGTAGAGAGGAGATTGAACTTGCAGCAATTGATAAAAAATATCAAGACCAAATTGCACTCGCAACAAAATTAGGTCAAGATACAACAGCTTTATCCGATGCATTTGCCCTTGAGAGAACTGGCATAATGCAAAAATATGCAACTGAAGAGGATAGAATTAAGGCAGAACAAAAAGCAAAAGACGAAGAAATTGTAGCTGCAAATATTTTATTAGCTGAAAAAGAAGCCGCAGCAAAACAAGCCCTTATGGGTAAAACTGCTGATGTGTTAAGTAAAGGAGCAGACCTATTGGGTAAAAATACGGCAGCAAGCAAAGCTATGTCGATTGCAGCGGCAACAATTAATACTTATCAAGGTATTACCGCAGAGCTTGCGACCAAAACCGTAACGCCATTTGAAATTGGTTTAAAAATTGCAAACGTTGCTATTATTGCCGCAACAGGATTTAAAGCAGTTAAAGATATTATATCGGTAAAAGTACCAGGTGGAGGAGGCGGTGGAGCTGCTCCTTCAATGGGGGCAATGGGAGGTGCAACGGCCCCTCAATTTAACGTCGTTGGCTCAACAGGTGTCAATCAATTAGCGGGTGTAATGGGTGCGCAGCAACAAACGCCAGTGCAAGCCTACGTTGTAGCAAATAATGTGACAACGGCCCAAGGCTTAGACCGTAATATAATACAAAGCGCAACACTTGGAGGGTAAAATTTTAGGGTTATAACCTTAAAAAACTATAAAATTTTAAGGTTATAGGTTGAAAAAAGAGGTTAAATATTCAATCTATGGGTTGAATGTTCAAGGTTAAAACCTTGAAAACGAAAAAAAGTTTATAACAAACAATTAAAAATCAGTTATAAGGTTATGGACACTTACAAAGTAATGTTTAACGAGGAGGAGAACGATGGCGTCTACGCCGTTTCACTCGTATCCGATCCAGCAATAGGGGTGCAATTTATCACTTTATCACAACAAAAAGAGATACAACTCGCAACCATAAACGAGGAGCAGCGTATTTTATTAGGGGCGGTATTAATACCAAACCAACCAATATATCGCAATCAGGACGGACACGAATTTAATATCGTATTCCCTGCGGAGACAATAAAACAAGTGCAACAAAATTTCAGTCGTCAAGGATATCAGAACAACTCAACTATTGAGCATTCAGGTACACAAATCGAGGACGTGACTTTTGTTGAGACGTGGATAAAGGAAGACGAGGTACATGATAAGTCGGTACACTACGGATTTAACGAGCCAATAGGAACGTGGTTTGCAGCAATGAAAGTAAATAACGAGGATATTTGGAACAACTACGTTAAGACAGGCAAAGTTAAAGGCTTCTCAATTGATGGGGTTTTTGACATGGAGAGAGTAAATTTAAAAAGTGAATATATGAATATTAATGAAATCGTTAACGCGATAAAAGACGGTTTTGCCTCGATAAAATTATCGAACGAGACCGAGCAAGTGGAAGTTGCAATGGCTACCATGATGCTAAAAGATGGTGTTACCGTTTTGGAGGCTGAATCATTTGACGCTGGCGTGCCTGTGTTTATTGTTGCTGAAAACGGAGACAAAGTTCCTGCTCCAATTGGAGAACACGAACTTGAAGACGGAAGAGTTTTGGTAATTACCGAAGAAGGTATGATCGCCGAAATTAAAGACGCAATGGTTGAGGAAGTAGTTGTTGAAGAGGCACCTATGGAAATGTCAAGCGAAAATCAATTCGCTGAGTTAGTAAAATCAATCGTTACATCAATGAGCGTTGAAGTAGCTAAACAAATCGAATCGGTTAGAACTGAATTGACAGCTCAAATCGCTGAGGTTAAAACTTCTCAAGTTGACGTTAAGGCATCAACAAAAGCAAAGCCCGAAGTTGCTCAAACTTTAAACGCAAACGTCAAATTGACGAGATCACAAAAAATCCAAAATAATCTTAAAAACTTAAATTAAAAAATGGCTACAACTACAACTGTATCATCTAACTACGCTGGCCGTGATGCGGGCGTGATTATTGGTCAAGCGTTCAAGACGATTGACACTATCGAAAAAAATGCGGTAACTATCGCTGAAAACGTAAATTACAAATTGTCTTTGCGTAAAATCGCATACACTGACGGTACAACTGCATATACTTGCGGATTTGCTCCTGCTGGGACAATCGTTTTGAACGAAAACCTAATCGAGCCTTTCAAATTCAAAAATGATTTTGACGTTTGTAAAGAAGATTTTAGAGCTACATGGTCAGACGGAATCATGGGTGGCGGTGCTGCTAACCCAACCGCTCCTTCTGATATTATGGACGCTATCCAAGCTGAGGTTTTGGGTGCTATCGGTGAGAAATTAGAGTCTGATATTTGGACTTCATCAACTAACTTTGATGGTTTTATTACTCAATTTATCGCTGACGGTGACGTAAATAAGCCAACTGCTGACGCTGCCGTAACTGAGGCCAACGTATTGACTAAATATTTGAAACCTGCTTTAGCTGCCGTGCCAATCGCTTTGAGAAACAAAGAATTGATTTTCGCAGTATCTCCTGACGTTGCTCAATATTACGCTTTCTACTTGTCAACTCAAGGTATTGTTTACGGAAACGGAAACAACGACTTCGCTTTATCATTTGGTCGTCACACTTTAGTAGTGTTGAACGGATTGCCTGCAAACACCGTAGTTATCTACGAGCGTAAAAACTTAGTATTCGCTACTGGTTTAACTGCTGACCACAATCAAGTTGCTTTAGTAGACGAAGACGAAATCGGTTTATTGACTGGTAAAGTTCGCGGTAAAGTAGTTTACAACGTTGGTGTTGGATACTACAATGCTGAGGAAATTGTTTACTTGACTTTCGACTAAATTACTAATAAAGACCGCTCGTTAACTCGGGCGGTTTTAAATACATAAAAAACAAATGGCATGTCTTATTTCAGCGGGAAAATTACTTGGATGCCGTGATCAGCGTGGCGGAATCAAAAATTTGTATTTTGCAAATTATGAGGACTACGGATACACGATTGCAGCTCAAGAATTGACCGCACTCGGAACACTCGCAGAGGTGTTCCAATACGAGGTAAAAGCGACTACAAACGCTTTGACCGAAACTGGTACAAGTTCGGAAGACAACGGAACATTTGTAAACGCCCAATCGTTGGCGGTTACACTTCCAAAATTGTCGGCTGACTTACAAGCTCAAGTACAACTTATTTGCGCTGGACGCCCTCAAGTTTTCGTTGAAGACTACAACGGAAATATTATGTTAATTGGTGCCACAAATGGCACAATGTCAAACTGTACAAAAGTGAGCGGCGGGGCCGGAGCCGACCTCTCAGGATTTACACTTACCATCGCGTCCGAAGAGTCTAATTTATCTCCATTTTTAACAGGTGGAATGATTACGGCCTTAAAAGCTTTGGTTTCAAACGTTGTGGTTTCTTAAATTCTTTCATAGTTTTGTTCTAAAAACGCTCCTTATTGGGGCGTTTTTTGTTACAAAACAACAAATTTTAGTTATAATAGTATGTGGATATTCAATTTAACTGCGCCTTATCAATTCCGATGCATTCCGAGAGGCTATAATAGTG